TCCGGATCAGCTTCTGGCTCCCTGGCTCAAGACGCGATTCTTTGACAACATCGATCCGGATGCCCTTGTCCACGTTTCGACTATCGATGACAACCCTATCGCCTCGATGCGGATTGACTATCAGAAGCAACTATCGCTTCTGACGGACGAGGCACTCAGAAAGATTTATCTCTTCGGGATGTGGGCGGCTCCCAAAGGCAGGATCTACGATTGGGATGTTCAGCCTCCGCCGACACGCTATGATGAATTCTTCTACGGACTTGATTTCGGCTATTCGGTCAACCCCTCATCGCTCATTAAGGTTTATCGCCGCGCTGATGAGTTCTGGCTTGAGGAGATCATCTACCAAACTGGACTGACTAACCAAGCCATCGCCGCAGAGATGCGGGGTATCGAGATCGGCAAATATGAACAGATATACGCCGACGCGGCTGAACCAAAGAGCATCGATGAGATAGCGGAATTCGCCTTCAACATCAAGGCATGTGACAAGGGGCCTGATAGTGTTCGGGCCGGGATCGGATTTCTCAAATCCCAGAAGATTCACATTATTGAGGGCTCGACAAACATCATCCGCGAGGCCGGTAAGTACAAATGGCGGGAGGATAAGAATGGCAACACGCTCCCCGAGCCCGTCAAGTTTGATGATCATGCCATGGACGCCATCCGTTATGCCATCATGACGCACATGAGGGCGGCAGGGGCCGTGTATATCAGCGGCATCAAGAGAAGTGTCTATCCGGAGTAAAAAGGAATGAGCATATTCAACAAAAGCAAAATACTTCAGGCCGAAGTCCGTGAACTCCGGGATAAGACTATCGATCTAGCCGGACAACTCCAGAAAGAATCGGCCCACAACAAGGAAGTTCAGGAACTTCTTGTCAAGGATATACTCACATTGCAGGAGACGACCCACGCCTATGTCGGCAATGATTATCAGATTTATGAGGATGCGGTCTATGCCATAAGTGAGAAGTATTGCGGACGGGCCGAATGGGGGGCGCTCCAGACACGGAGCATCATCGATTTACGGAGCGCCTTTATTCTCGGCGAAGGACTCCGCATATCGCATACGACAGAGACGCGGGCGGAAGCTGAACGCGAACTCCAATTTGCCGACGATTTCATGTCCTTCAATGACCTGGACGGAGAACTCGACCAGGAGATGGCGAAGGAAGCTGAGATCGAAGGCAAGATCGCCATTAGGCTTTGGTTGGATGAAGAACCATATCGCGATTGGGACGGCATGGTATCGGCGCGTTTTCTCTCATGGCAGACGCGTAAATACGCGGTCGAGGCCGACGCGAATGATTACCTCTGGTATAAGAATCTCACGTGGAAGGCCGCGGGTATCGTCAAGACAGGCAACCTAAATGAGAATGAGTTTGTCTATGCAAAGTTCGGGGGCCGCATCAATGTGCCGAATGAAGCGCAGCCGAAGATTGCGGCCTGCTTGACGCAGATCGACCGCCTCGACAGGGCACTCCGAGACCTGAGAGAGATAGACCATCTATTCGCCTCCCCGACGCCATACTTCAAGGTCGCGAGCGTCATCGAAGGCCAAGCTGTTGAGACATACATCGAAAAGACGAATTGGAAGATCGGCAAGGCACTTGTTACGTCCTCTGAGTTCAGCATCGTATCTGCGCCCATCACAGGTGTCGATAACCTCATCGCAGAGATCGAACTCTGCGTCAAGATGATAAGCGGGGCAACGGGCATCCCCATTCACTATCTTGGACTCCTTGACCTGCTCAAGAATAGATCGACCGGCGAGAACATCCGCGAACTTATTATGGCATCTACGACAAGAGAACGCCAGACGTGGATCGGCGTTTATGAGGAACTATTAACCAAGGCGATGCATATGTGGAATGCGACGTATGCCGCGCAGAAATCTGAGGCGGCGAAACTTGACCCGACCCGCATTAAGGTCGATATCCCGCAGGTGACACAGGAACACTGGGATCATATCCAGAACGTGCTCATCCCGGCGGTGGCGGCTAACATCATCAGCAAGGAACACGTCGCCGGGCAGATTCCGGGTGTCGATCAAGAGAAGGAGGCCGAGTTGAGGGCCGATCAAGAGGCGAAGGATGCGGAGCAGGCTAAGGCAGAAATGGATGCACTCAAGGAAGAGATGAGCCTCAAGGATGCGCGAGATGCTCAGACGGCCAAGGCATGATGATAACCACGGCTAGGCGGGTTGCTGGGCTGGAGATAATCGCAACGCCTTGCCCGAAGTGCCAGTCAGCCATGTATAAGAAACACTGCCCCTGCCACATGGCGAAACATGGATGGAATATATGCGCCAAGTGCGTTAAGTGCGGGGAGACGATCGGACTCACGAAACGGAAAGGAAAATAACATGCCCAATCTGAAAAACTGTCCTTTCTGTGGTTCAGATAAGACGATATGCAAGACGATCGATATTGAAGAACCAGACTATCAAGAAGAACAAGATTTCTATTTCATTTTGTGTGCTGAATGTGAAGCGCAGGGACCACTAAAGACAACCCAAGAGAAAGCGGAGAAGGCATGGAATCGTCCGGGCCGCAAAACTCGCAGGAAATAATATGCCATACACCGAAATCAAAAAAGAAATGGTCGAGGGGAAAGAGAAGTGGTGTTTTCGCAACAAGGAAACCGGGCGAAGAATATGCTCGGACACCAAAGAGGGGGCAACTGCGGCAATGAGGGCGCGATATGCTCATGCGCAGGAAATGAAATATATCGATCCGTTCTTTAATCCCATGATTAAGACGGATGGGGAGGATTGATGATCACAACGAATACCACGAGGGTACGGGCTAAGGAGGATGACGGCAAGCGGCGCATCGTAACCACATCAAGCATGAAACCAAGTACTCCAAAGGCCGTTCCGCATGAGTTCCCTGGCGTCAATAAGCGCGAGACCAATAAGGTCGATCCCAAGATCAAGTTCAATACGACTGAACTAGATCATCTGATGAACAGCGTGGGATATAAACGAGCGGTTAAGGCGGAACCTGCGCTCGCGCCCGCGATTAAGACCCCGCAACCAAAGCCTGCCAAGAAGGTCGCACCAAGGAAGCGTAAGGCGGGATAAACCCCAGTGTTCTGGCGCATTCGACGGTTCATTATCAATGTCCCCTATTATATCCGGAGCATCATCTTCTGGCTACGCCATGGTTTCTCCCGCGAGGATACATGGGACCTATATGATGCCGTTGCCCGATTCTTGGCCCCGAGGCTCCTATATATGGCCGAGAATACGTCCGGATATCCATCAGCATTCGACGGCGAGGACGGCGATGAACTATGGATTGCCATTCTCTTTAAGATAGCCGACGGATTCGAGCGGATGACGGCGCCGGGTTGGGATGAATTCTCGCAGGAAGAGATGACCTATGTCGAGGAATGCCTAGACCTATTCCGGGAGTTTTTCTTTAATTTATGGGATTGAGGTAAAAATGGTTAAACGATGGATTCAAAAAGCAATTAAACATCCAGGAGTCCTCCGTTGAAAATCCGTGTCGCCCTTCACTGTATGGCCTCTTCTGAGATAGCCGGGATGATCCCCGAGGAGACCATTGCAGAAATCAAGAAGACTGACCCGAATCCCTTATTCCGGGCCTATGTCGTGGCGCACGAAGGTGAAGCGAAGGGGAATCTTGTCGGATATGGCAACATCGTCAAGAAATGGTATCGCGCCATTGTCGATAAACTCCACGAGAAGATCGAGGCTGGACTCCAACTCTTCCACGGGCACGGGGCAACTAATGACCAGGCAGGGCGCATCCCTATCGGTCGTGTCGTCGGCAAGGCGCTCAAGGAAATAGCCGGCCGGTGGTCATCCATTGTCGCCTGTTATATCGAGCCTGCCAGCCGTCGGCTTAATCTCGATGTGGCATCGATCGAAGCTGAGATTGATCTCGATGTTGACGGCAAGGGGAACATTATCGCAAACGATGTCAATAACGTATCGGCCATTGCACTCGGTAATTCAGAAATAGAGACGCCGGGGTTTGTCGGGGCAACGCTTCTCGGGCAACTTCAGGCATTTGCGAAAGAACAGGAAAACAGAAACATAAAACTTAGTCTAAGACGAATAAGGCAAATAGACCGTCCCGAATAATCGGGAGCGGAAAGGAGACAAATGGAAAAAGTTACGATTGATGAGGTACGCGACCTTATCAAAGCGGACAAGATCAAGCCGTCCGATTTGTTCGGAGCGGAAGTATTGGCCGATGACCCATCGGTCAAGGGGTTGATTGAGACCGAGAATCGACGCGCCGTTGCGGGCGAGTATGCCCACAGGAAACGCGGCGAGGAAGGTTTCGACAAGACGAAGGGAGAGCTGGAAAAACAGCTCGCCGACCTGAAGGCCGAGGCGAACACGCTTCGGATAGGAATGGCAACGGGCAAGGTCAGGCCGCTTTACGATGCACAGAAGGCCACGCGGAAACTCACGGAAAAGCAGGCGTTGTTCATCGAGGGGCGATTGGATAAGTTCAAGCCGACCAAGCCCGAGGACGTTGAGAAGGAGTTC